CCGCCACTATACTTAAATAATGCTTTATTGTACTCAAGAAACTCATAATCGTCTAGCTGTTCAAAAGGATTTTCTACTCCAAAGTCTAAATCCAATTTAGGTAATATTTCCATTGCAGCAGCAAACTCAGCAAACGATGTACCGTTAGCTTCTGCATATTCTTTAAACAATCCTCCTTGGTCTAATGGTATAAGATTTACATTTTCTTTACCAGAGGTTGCGTTAACACGTACGTTTGTGTTAGGTGTTTTATATTGTTCGTACTTCTTTATTTCTTCAGGGTCAAGATCTCTGTAGTCTTTTAAGAATGCTGGTTCTGTTAAACGTTCTAAGTTAACAAGTTCACGTTGTCTTTGTATAACTTCAAAAGCATCTATTCTATCATTAGGATACATAGCATTATGTATTTCAGCAATAGTATGTGCTTTTTGTGGAATAGTACCGGCAGAACTACCAAATGTTTCATTAAAACTTTCTAAAAATGTAGGTTTAAACATTGGTGTTGTACTTACAGCATTAGGTATAGTTTTAATTTCTTCTCTATATTCTTGGAAATCTTCTAAACTTTCTGTTTT